CATTGGCACTAAATACCGCTCCTGTTAAAAATATTGCGTTAGCCATCCCCGTAAATGTACCGATTTTATTACATGCCACGAGCGATACATCTTGGTATCTAAGAGTCTGGGTGTTCACTACCGTGTCAGTAAAAGCAAACGCTGTTGCGGCTGGACAGGTAATCTGACAGCCAACAATAGCAAAGCTTACATTCGTCCCACTGAACATTGTTCCTGAGCCACTATAGGTAACAAGAGGGCCGTTTTGATTGAACGAGGTCCATACCGCTCCAGCTTCTACGATAAAGTTTTTAGTAGTAGTGAAAGCATCTGTAATTACATGGACCACTTGAGACGTTAAAGTGATGGTGCTTGCTGTTTGAGTAGGAAAATCTGATTCCTGCGATATAAACGTAAACCCAGACGCATCTAGGAAGGCCTGAATCTCAACTGTATTAGCATTCATGAGAATCATAGAAGTACGCCAAGGATCGCCGGTCCTATCGTTGGCTACTGTACCCACATTGGTTAGTGATAGTGTCATGCTACGCTTCCGTTTGGTCTACGGTGAATATGGTTGAATCTACTGTAAAGCCTGTGTCATCCGATGTTAATGCGTCACCCGTACCTAGCCTTACTTCTATATCTGCTAGCCTGCCGGTCAGCTCTATAATCGTTAGCTCTGTTGTAGTTTCTATCAAATCGTTAGTTTCTATTCCTAATCTATCGAGAAATTCAGCAAACCTAATCGTAGGGTTACCTTGTGCATCAAATAATGGTTCACCCCTTAAGGGTGCTTCAAGATCAGCCGCCACGACTAGTTGCCTCCGCGTTACCAAACAAACCATAAACGTTAATAGGAACCGGGGCAGTCGTCTTCCACCTCAACACTCTAGAATTAGGAAAGCTTCCGAGCCGTTTCCATTTTATCTCTGTGTTATATTCACCGATCTTGCCTAGTGAGACAGATATCTCGTTGTTAAACGTTCTACTTCCATTATCAGAGTAATCAAACCTAATCTGCGGGTCTTCTACGTCATCATTTCCTAGCCCGGTTTCCATATACAACTCGATAACCCGAGAGAATATATTATTGCCTCTATCAACGAATGGCTTAGTAGACCAGGCTCTTTCTATAACGTTGCCATACTCTTTAAACACTTCAGTATCTAATTCACCGATAAGGCCTGATCTATCATCAGCTACTTGTATGTTTCCTCTAACCTCAACACCATGAATAGCTCGCCACTTCTGGAAGCCTGTAGCGTTAGTTACACCAGTTTGCCTCTCGTGCCACGAAGGAGAGCCAGCTAACTTAGTGGTAGTTTGATCATAAACAAATGTATGAGTGCCAAACGTAAACACAGCAAAGTAATTACCGTCCTCTGAATATGCAAAAGCTCTGGTTTCTGCTATATCGTCTTTTGTTAATTTATGTAATAGCTGCTCAATAGACTTAGTAGATATCCTTTGAATGCTAGAACCTAACGCTTGATAGATAGCAGGTAATTCATTTACACCACCACCCATAAACAGGAATGAGTTATCAAAAGCTATTACAGAATTCCTAGCCGCGCACCCTTTAGGAATCATCGCACCCGGTATTAATTGAAAAGGAAAGCCAGAGGTAGTTATCTTTCTATAAACTTGGGTTATTGCTGAGCCCAATATATAAAGCTGATTGTGATCATTAAACGCTTTAATAATAATGTCTGGATCAATCTGGGCCTCTTCAAAATCTAATGAGTTAAAGTTCTTCCCATCGTTTGTATTCTTGTCAGAGCTAGAAAAGAAAACAGTGTCAGAAGTAAAAACATAGAACCCATCTTTATACGTCACACTTGTTGCTTGGCCGTTACTAAGAAATCCAGCAGCAGTTATCGTCTCTAATGTATTGGTCGATGGGGTAAAGAAATAACTGTCACCAGTGGGAACGACTATCGCTATGTTTATTCCGTTAGATGCCATCGACACATCGGCTGTACCTGTAATAGTTCCATGACTTGTGGCTACATCTGAGGCATCAAATGAGTAGAGGGTAGTACCTATCACCCTGTACGGAGTACCATCAGTAAACACTATAGCGCCACGGCTAATTGAGGTTGCCACGCTAGCCTTCTGAACTATCCCGGGGGTATGAAATAAAGCCCTATTACTAGCCGCATCTGTTTCAGGGATTACCGGATAGACATTAATAGCCCGCTTCTCAATAAGTGGGCCTGATTGGCTTACATAAAATCCATCGGCAAACGGTAGCTCTATTCGTGGCACTATTAACCTCCGAAGTCAGGCTGCATAGCCATTGAGTCGTTCTCAGTATCAAAACCAAGTGCGTTTTCTAGTAATGATTGTGCTTTAGCTTCTATTCGATCGAGTCTATCTTGTGAAAGAGTGTACTCAGGGGCTATGTCAGCAGCTAAGTTATATTTTAAAGTTCTGAACCACTCAGCAGGGAAGTCAGGAGCATCAGTAGTGCTATCTAAAATATCAATAGGACGCTCAAAGGTGAACCTAGCTAATTGATCAGCATCGTTAGCAGTCTGCCAAATGTAAAGACGCCCGTTAGTAAGTTGCGGTGAGAAGTACCAGTTATTTATAGTGCCTTGAGAGGTCTTATTAGGTTGGGCAAAGTACTCTTCTCTTGACCATTGGGTGGCTTCTATCTCATCCGTATTATCAATCGTGTCACGCCTAAGCTGAAGTAGTCTAATAGGTCGATCAATCTGGTTAGTATATGAGAATACAGAGTTATCAATTGCTGCTCCTCCTGTTAATCCAGGGCTCGGAATAGTCACACTAGTTGAGCCTGGAATGGTAGAAATAGTCGTCCACTGTCTAGTACCGTCGTCTAGCAAGATACCGATCTTATCTCCAATAGCCCTGCCAGCTGATGAATCTAGATTGATAGTTGTATCCGTAGCCACACCAGCAACAGATAGTTCAGTATTCAGAAAGTCGTCTTCAGTTGTTGCCTCATCACCACTAGGACCTATTAGGTAATCAGTCTTACCAACATCTAGAAATAGGACGCCTTCGGTCTTAGTCCACAAGTGTAGGCCTTGGTTTTGCCAGTCCTTCACCATAAAGTTTAATGCTTCTAAGCCGTCTTGAGCCTCTTCAGGCTTAACAGGTTGGTTGGCATCTATCTCACCAATCAATCTCAAGGCTGCGGTTACAATGTCGGCTGCTGTAGTGGTTAGTATCGCTACCATTAGATTCCGTCACTCGCATCAAATGAGGCTACTTCCAAGGCTGGGTCTTGCCCTTGGGTTCTTGTTCCGTTCGTTACTCCGATCCGCTCTGTACGCCCTCTAATCTCTAGCTGAGGATGTTTAGGCTCGAACTCAGTAGCACGATGTACTAATTGTTTCTTCCAGTTAAAAACGCACTCAGAGCGTTTAAACTTCTGCCCTGAGTCGTCTGATATGACATTATGATCACCGCTTATAAACCGGTTTTTCATAGTTAGTCCGTCATCATTGCCGATACTGTATAAGTAATACTATCAGTGTCAGCGTGGGTCATTGTTAGCCTGGTAAGTTGGGGTAGCATTGCGTTCCCTACTAGATTGGCTACAGCCGCCATCTCAGGATGTACTTGAAGCACAGTAGTGCCCGTTCCTGTAATGGCTGAGCCAACTAGTAACGTATAAATACTTCCCGATACCGGATCTACTCCGCTAATGGTAGGAACTACACTAGGTGTAGCGGCTACAGCAGTCACATCAATGACATACTGAATACCGATATCCTTACTAGTGTTTAAATCCTTCACCGTAGGCGTTGCAGTTCTAGCCGCTGAAGCATATGCAGTGCTGGTTGCTTTACTTGTCATAATGCCCCCTAGTTAGCTTCGGTTACCACTTCAACATACTCAATTATAATGTCGAATATCGCAGTGTCAGAACCTGCTGAACACGTATACGAGATCGGATCACCACCGGCTGTAATGTCATCGTTACGAGCAGCAGCAGTAATAGCTTCTGTAATCTCGAATAACAACTCACCTAGAGTCACTGAGCCATCAAGCAAAGAACCACGAACTAATCCAGCAGTAGCCAATGAAGCGCCAGCTAGATAGCCATTCGGATCGTTTGAAGTGCCCTGTGTACCCACGTCTACAGTCTCAGTAGCGTCAACTGTGATAACGTTAAGGAATACGGCTTTAACTATGGCGTTAGTTGGTAGGGTAAATTCTGTTTGAGTCTCAGTAGTCTGAGCATCACAGTGAATCACCGCTGTCTTATTTATAAACTTGGTTGAAGCTGCAAGTCTTGAGCTATCAGTTGCAGTAGTTGAACCAGAAAACTTCTTGCGAGTAACAATACCCGTTGAATAATTAGTACCACTCATGTGAATCTCCTTGAGCAACCCGAAGGTCAGTACTTAAATGAAAGGGGCCTTTCGACCCCTATATTGCTTACGCGCCTGGAGTACCAAAAGCGCCACGGCCGTCATCCCATCCGAATGAATAACGCTCATCCGCTTTAAAGCGAGCATTACCAGATGTGAAAGCGTTGTCTTGACCGAATCGAACAGCCCGACGGGTGTAATACTTCAACCCATTAGGTGCGTCGGTAGTCAAAAACCATGCATCAGCATCAGTAAGGAAAGGATTAGACATGAATCCATCACGCACTGAATTCATATCTTTTATGGCGTTAGTGGCGTTGTTACCAGTGTCATTCTGAAGCACTGAACCCATGATTCGTTGTGCTTCAAAAGAATTGGCAGGTGCCACAATCAAGCGTACTGCCTGAAGTGCTGCTTGTAGACCACGAGCATCTTGTACGGTTTGGATCTGGATCAACATATCTTCCAGAGCCGCCTCAGACAAATCAGCATCGGTTGTTAAACGGTTGGAATAAGTACCACCAGAAGGACCGTTAGAGTGAGCAGTGTTAAATAACGCAACACCGTCGCCATCAGTCATAGTGAAGTTGGCATCAAATCCGTTGTTATAGATCGCAGCCCCTTCAATTTCCTTGGTGATTCTCATTACTCTAGCAAGAGCACGAGCGCCCTCACTTAACTGGTTGTACAGCTCATCTTCTAATGCTTCTTCAGTTACGATATAACCTTTAGCAAAAGTAGTGTGCTGATACTTAGGCGTGAATCCCTGCCGACGTGAATCGAAAGTAATATCATCACCCTCTGGCTTGCTTGATGCTCGGTTAAAACCTTCCAGCTGTACATTGACTTCGAAGTTCTTAGATGAGTTCAAAGACTCAAACATCTTATCAAATTTAGTTGGATGCTCTTTTAAGGAGTTGCCGAATATACTTCCGACTCCTTCCTGTAATAAGCGTGGGACCGAACCTGTTCCGATTGTTCCAGCCATGATCTATATCTCCTTAGATACCTAGAGCGCCAGGCGCTACAGTAGTTGCATTAAG